CTCACGCCGACCTGGGCGTGAGGCGGAACATACGGAATCCGGCTTGGTCGACCGGCGCACCTTCGGGTGTGGGCTACTAGACCACAGGACTCCCCTTGTGGGAGGGATGACTCTCGAGTTGTCCATCACCAACTCTACGCAGCTTCGTGATGTTGAACCCTGGATGTTTGACATTGCGAGGAATCGTCCGGGGAAGTACACCGTGAAGTACAACCTTCCGCAGTGGGTTCACGATAGTCCGACCGGCATCTACACGCCGCCAGACAACCAAGTGCATGTCTCGTTCACTGGTGAGGAGCTGGCCAAGCTCGACAAGGTCATCAGCAACCAGACACACACCGAAGTGAGACCACGTATTATGGCTGCCATTATTTACCAACACGCGTGCACGATCTGGCCCTCATTCAGTGAGGACGACGTTGCTATGCGGACGCTGGGCCCATGGGCGATCGCTCAATACCGGTGTAATGGTAGTTGGGAAGGCGACAGTCTGAGCGCATGGATATGTTGGAAATGCAAAAGGGCTGCTTACGCAGTCGCATGGCCTTTGCATTGCATGTTCGATGGCAAGAAGAAGATGGTGCGTTTGGACGTTAAGCACTGGAACGGTGGGAACTCCGGCAACAGGTCGACGGGGCAGGAAGATGACGGAAATGATGATGATACTGGAGGTAGCCCCTGTCAGCCCAGCGGCATGCCGTCGCACGACAACAACTCTGGCGGCGGCGGTCCACCCGGTGGGCCGTTGTTGGCCATTGAGAATGGCAATGTCGGCGGGGCTGGATCCCACAACACTCCGCAAGGCACCCTTCGGCGTACGGATACCCAATTCGTCGCCGAGGGCGATCCGCGTATTGATACCAAACCTAAGCGTAACAAGCTCGGTTACTGCGAAATTGGCGAAGGCAACAAGGACTTGCACCCAGTTGGGTCCGCCGACGCTGATGACGCTGAGATAAGAGCTACCCGCGACGACCGCGTTTTGCACAACAAGGCTGGGGTTGGCGTCGTTGGGCAGTCACGAATGCCGGGCAATAAGAAGCAGGTTGTTGGTGTTGTTGCGCTACCTGTGTCATGTGCACCCAATGTGTACGCCTGCGAGGCCGACAATATTGATACGGCAATCGAGGTGCGCATAACGCAGAAACAGCTGCCTTTTACCGCCACCAAGGAGGACAAGCATTTGGTCGGGCGCGTTGTTTACACTGCCATAAGTGATCACCCAAGGATGGGCATGTTCAGCACGAAGAAGGTTACAGAATGGTGGGAGAAGCACGTGTACAGCCAATTGAGGTCGAGGAAGTGGACGGAGGCACGATTGAACAGCACGATTGAAGGTTTGGTGAGGAGGTTGGACCCCGATTTCAAGCTCAAATGCAGCATCAAGCTTGAGCCAATGCCGGAAGGCAAGGCCCCTCGTATGCTCATTGCAGATGGCGACGAAGGTCAGGTATTGGCGTTATTGACCGTGTGTTGCATGGAAGACCTTATAAAGAAGCACTTGCCGAGGAAAACGATTAAAGGTCTTGCCAAGAGAGCCGCGATGGAGCGCGTCTGCGAGGAGCTCCGAGTCCCCAAGACAGCCTTCTCGAAGGTCAAGGGGATGTCCAAAG